TGTCAAGTAATTGGTACATCTTTCGCAGAAGGCACAGGTGCTCCTGATGCTTGGTCTAGCGAGATTGAAGATGACTTTGGCTATACTCAGATTTTTAAGACAGCCGCTGAGATGTCGAATACCGCTGTTGCTACCCGCTATCGTGGGTATGCTGACGAGTGGTCTCGTATCTGGGCTCTTAAACTTCGTGAGCATAAGGTAGATATTGAAAGAGCGATGCTGTTCGGTCAACGGGCACGTCAGAACTCTATTCAGTACACTGAAGGCCTAGTCGGAAATATCATTAAGAATGGTACAGCTCAAATGACGGATGCTACGGCGTTAAGTTACTCTTCTGGAGTTCCTTATTATCGCTCAGTGGCAAATATGTCATATGACGTCATTCTTGGGGATATGGAAGTCTTGTTTGACCCTGCCCGTGGTGGCAGTGCTGATAAGCTCGTGCTTGCTTCATTACCTGCAATTACAATCTTTAACAAGCTTGGTAGTGCCGGGTTTGTTGATACGTCAATTGCTAATGAACACAGGTACAACTTCTCATCTAGCAAAGGCGCATTCGGTCACAACATTATGAAGATTGAAACCGTTCACGGTAGTCTTCATATGGTGAAAGAGCCTCTGTTTAGAGGTGTTGCTTCAGGGTGTTTGCTGATTGCCGATATGGGCAAATTAGCTTACAGACCTCTTGTTGGTAATGGTGTTAATCGTGATACGGCTGTTGAGACTAACGTGCAGGCTCCGGATGAAGACTTGCGTAAGGATATGATTCTTACGGAAGCTGGTCTGGAAATTACACTGCCAGAAGCTCATATGTTGTATAACATGGAGGACGCATAACATGAGTTATTTATCACAGATAAATGACAGTTCTGGTTCTCTTGGCGATTTTAGCGCGATTAGAAGGCCAGTAGAGGCTGTTACTAATGCGTCAGCAGTGACTCGTACGTTGCATGAGGAAGAATCGGGTACGCTTTTTTATCTGGACTTATCAGCAGTTGATAACGATATTGCATTTACTTTACCAGAAGTATCAAATGCTAAGGGTGTTTTCTATGATTTTACTTATATAGTAAACTCAGATGACGATGCTGACTTTTCGTTAACTACTGGGGATAACAGTGTAGATATATATGGGTACATGGTTGCTGGTGCTGCTAACAGTACGGTTGACGATGTTGATGGTCTATCTAAGATAACCATAGATGGTTCAGTCTCTCAGGCTACTAAAGGCTTGAGAATGTCTGTTGTGTCTGATGGAACAAGCTGGCATTTAAGCGGTTACGTTCCAGTAGCAATTGGTACGGTTGTCGTGGTAGAGTCTGCTTCAGCGTAGTCCTAATGAATAGGGATTAACAGTTTTGTTCACTGTGGGGCAGGTCGTATAAAGGGCTTGCCCCTAAAGAACAAGGTGGCTAGAGGGTCATACTTCTTTCCACCACTAGGTGATAAGTTTATTAGGGATAATATTGGTAATTTTGTTCATGTTATACCATTTGGGAAGTCGTCCTAAGTGGTACGAGACTAGAGGTAAAGAATGAAAATTGCAGGCATATGTAGGTCTCACGGTTATTATAAGGGACGGGATTGTCCCAAGTGTAAGGCTGTGCCAAAGAAAGAATCTCCATATTTCTTCATGCGGAGCGAGATTGGGAATAGAACAGACATTGAGTCAACACCAATAACGCTCGATGAGAGTGTTGATATTATGAGAGGTCAACAATATGTTTAAAGTTAATCAGTTAAGCAAGAGGAGGTAGTTATGCCATACGGCCCCGGAACTTACGGTAAGCAGGTTGGAAGGCCTAAAAAGAAGGTAAAGGCACTCAAGAAGAGGAAGCTCAAGCCAGCGAAAGGCAAGCGCATGCAGAGGAAGAAATAATGGCTAACGAATTAAGAATTGAAGCTCAACTGGAATACAGTAAGAGTGGAGTTAAGGAGAGTATGCATACCTCTGCTTTTGTGGATGTGTCAGGAGATTCGTTTAGCAAGGTAATACAAGAAATACCCACAAGCGGTAGGGAACAGATTTCTGTACTAGCGGATTTAAGTACTTATGGGTATGTGTTTATAAAAAATATTGACCCAACTAATTATGTTCAAATTGCAGATGAAGATGATACTAACTACTTTTGCAAGTTGAAAGCTGGTGAGTTTGCTTTGTTTCGTGCCGCTGATAGTGATTATTTTGCAATAGCAGATACAGATGCTGTTGATTTAGAAATTATGGTGATTGAAGATTAATGGCATCGTTTCAAGTTCAGATTGAAGACATGGTTGGGATTGTAGGAAGTTCGGCAGATACTACAAGTGATACCACTGCTATAACTTCTTGGCTTACAGATGGAGCTAAGGAAATTATTAATGCAATGTCACCAAATTTACTTGCATTGTGCGCGACGGAACAAACACTTACGCCAAGGGCAGTAGGAAGCGAAAGTTCTGCGGCGACTCTTAAGACAGGAAGAGTTTTTAATGTAAGGCGTAACGATGGTACGATTGACCAGCCTTGTAGGCTTGTCTCTTCAAGAGTTAAGGGACGAGTATCTGACCCGGATGAGATGGATTATGCTACAGCAACAGACCCGGTATACTATATTGAGAGCAATTATCTCAATATTCTTCCATCTTCTTCTAGCGCAGTAGGAAAATATTCAGAGGTTCAGTACCCTTCGGTAACTTACGATATTGATGCAATATCTACTTTTCCTGACGAAGCTGAATATTTGGTAGTATTATATGCTGCTATGAAAGCATCAGAAAGAATTGTTAGTGATAATATACGTGTTGATGAGGATATTGAGCTTGCAAACGCAAGGAAAGACCAGTATACTTGGCTTCAGAATCAGTACGCAACAGGATTAAAGGCAATATCGGTATGACATTTAAAGAAATTTTATCGCGTGTAAGGCAGGTTCACGGAGAAGCAGGAGAAACCTATTGCAAGGCTCTTGCTAACGATGCGCTTATGGAGCTTAGAAAGTATAAGGTCTCTCGTAAGCGTTCAAAGATTAGTACAGTTGCAGACCAGCGTTGGTATAATATTGGAGATAAGAACTCAGATTTAAAGATTGATAAAATTTATTCGGTATATTACAAGGATGGAGATGGGGATTATCGTAAAATTCCTCGCCTTGTAGATGCAGCATATTTAGTTAACATGGACGAAAAATAATGGCTTATACTTATCCAGAAGATTATTTGGCTTGGTACATATCGGGAGATAAGATTGCCCTCGTAACAAGAAAGAATACTTCTAGTAAGAATGTATATGAATCTATTGATGAGTCTCAGGGTGATGGATTGCTTATAGAATATAGCGCGGAGCCTCGCAAGATTGAGAATATTTCAGATGTGCCAGATTGTGACAATACGTTACATACAGCAATTGTTAACTATTTAAAATGGAAATTATTTGAGGACGGAAACGATGAGGGTTCTATTATGGGGGCAAGGCGATATGGCGGTCTTTGGAATAGGGCAGTTAAGGAGCATGCCACCAGAGACAAGGTGGGCGGCTCCAGACAGGTCATTCCGTTTTCGTTCAGGTAAAGATATGCCCATGTCAGTATTCTCGGGCGGAAAGGCATACAACTTAAAAGGAGATTAAATTATGGCGTATCCAGAATATTCGGTAGTAGATTCTCAGAATATAACACTAGGTCAGAAGGGTGCAATTTTTGTAACAGGTACAACGGCAGTCACAAGCTCTAGTGGGATTTTTTGTGCGATTCAATTCATAGAAGATACAGTTTTTGATTCTGGCACTGCTGGCCTCATAGCGGAGAGTACTCAAAAATGGCCAGACTCTACGGGAACGGGCACTGCGATTGATTCTGATGGCGGTGCTGCAATAGATGGTGAAACCTTTCCTCAGGGGATGACTATATTTGGCAGATGGACAGGCTTTACACTTGCGTCTGGCGCATGTGTAGCCTATGTTGGATAATGTTAAAATTAGGATTAAGCTTAGGGACGATGGTTACCCAAACTGCACGTCTTGCGCGTAACTTATGGGCAAGGATTAGTGATGTATGGGAATTAGAAGAACGTAGCTGGGAAAAGATTGTTTAAATATCGCAACCATGTCAAAAGTTTCGGGCGGAAAGTTGCGAATCATACAAGGAAACTACAAGGAGATTAAATTATGGGTTTAACAGCACCAAGCAGTACATTAACTGGGCAGGCTGTTGCAGACAGTTATGACCAGTTACTGTTTCTTGACGCAGCTGCAGGCGTTACAGAGGCGACGTTAAAGGTTGTTTCGGGAACTGCAGGAAAGACGGCTCTTCAAGTATCCGATGAGCATGTATTAATTAAGGGGGTTGATACTAGTAATGCGGCAGCATTTGCTGTTCAGCAAACAGGTGGTACTGTTGTATTTTCAGTTAATGCTTCAACTCCGGGCGTTACCATTGGTGCCGATGCTGATGGCACCGATAGAAGTATTACTTGGGGGCATTCTACCCTTAAGACAATTATGGGCATTGACGATAGTGCTGATGTATTTGCAATTAATACTGATGATGCTTTTGAGTCAGGAAATGATTTGGAGATTGATGCAAGTGGAAATGTCATTATTGGTAATGGTACTTTAAAGCCTGCTGGAGATGGCACTCAAGACTTAGGTGCTTCGGGTGCTCAGTGGCAAAATGTATATACCTCTGATTTGAATTTAAACAATACAAGTAGGGATGGTAATGAGGTTGATGGAACTACTGGTCATTGGGTCATTCAAGAGGGTGACGAAAACCTGTTTTTACTTAATCGTCAAAATGGGAAACAATACAAATTTAATTTAGAGGAGATAGGATAATGGCTTTTATACAAAGCGCAAGCACCTTTGATGATTTATGGGGAACTGGTGTGGTTGGCACTTCAGACGATGTTGACTATGGTAGTGATTCGATAGTATCAGGTAATTTTGGAAATTGGGGAGCAAGTGCAACTCAGACTCCTACTTCCGGTGTGATTGTTCGAGCTACAGGAACTTTTGAGAATACAGGAGCTATATTGAATGTTGGACTACAAACCGCTAAGGACAGAAATTCTGCTTTAACTGATACGGTTGGCGCACCCGGTGTTCCCATTGGTGCTATTGTGTCGGCAATTGGTGGTATTTTACCAGTCCCTTGGAATGAAGGTGGTGATGAAGCAAGTAAATGTGGCGGTACGCTTCAAATTCTTGCAAAGGGTAATGTAACTATCGGTGCGGCAATAAACGCTAATGCATCGGCGGCCGGTTCCGGCAAGGGTGGCCAGAGTGGTGGTCTCGTAGTTGTTGTTTCTGGTGGAACAATATCAGGAAGTTCCGCAATTAGTGTTGCGGGCGTTGCAGGTCATGCTACAGCAGGTGCTAAGGGTGGTGGCGGTGGCTATTCGGGCGAACCCGGAGGCCATGCTGGTTTAGGTGGCTCTGGTGGTGGTGCATGCAAGGGTGCCGCCGTAGGCGCGGCAGGTGCAGGCTATATAGCAGGACAGGCTGGTGGAGAAGCCGACACAGACCAAGGTGGTGGCGGTGGTGGTGCTTTGGGAGCCGCAGGGTCTAATTCTGGCGGTGTTAATGGCGGAGCTGGTGGCGACAATGATGCTATAAGAATATCCAATCTTCCCCCATCAGCCGATGGGGCAGACGGAGCGGCTGGCAACCAAGCCGGAGGCGCAGGTGGGACGTATGGAGGCGGCGGCGGCGGTGGCGGTCATCATGACGGTGGCGGTTCTACTGGCGGAGCTGGAGCCGCTGGTGGCGGTGCAGGCTCAGGTGGTGGCGGAGGCGGAGAAGGTGGCTCTGGAGGTTCTAGAGGAGTCGGAGGTGCTGGCGGAGTTGGAAGTCTTTATGTATTATCTTCTTCTTCTCCATATGCTGGCAAATCTGGCGGTCAAGGTGGCGGTGGAGGCGGTGGGTCTACTGCTGGCGGTGGAGGCGCAGGAAACGCAGGTGCCGGTGTTGCAAGTTCTGGTTTCGGAGATGGAGCAGGAGGAGCCGGAGCGGCAGGTAGTGCACGCAGTGGTGATGCTGGTGGTGCTGGCGGTCAAGGTGGCAATGGTGGCGGAGCGGCAGGTCTTGTTTTGCTGATTGGGGATGTTGTGAGCTTCACTGGTCCAGTGACTGGAAATCTTGTTATTATGGAAGGTGCAGATGCACATGAATTTATTAGGGGATATTGGACTTAATTAGGGGCTTGGTTTTTAGGCTTACGTTCCACCACCACGCTTGAAGGCCAAGACTCCCTACAATTGTGAGGACTAAGAGTTAAGATGGTATTAACACTTGGCGAGATAGATAAGCGACTTGCAGAGATTCCTAAACAGATAGCAGACATCACTGCTGAACAACATCAGTTGATGGGATATAAAAAGGCATTGCAAGATGTAGAGGCTGAGGCCACACCTAAGAACGGTGAGGTAATGCCTTCTCCAGATAAGGAGCGAAAAGCCAAAGTTGCTAAAGGCGTTTAAATGGTTGCTTCCGCTTATACTGTTCGGATGTCAATTAGACCCAGAGATAGTATATGTTCCTGAGATATTTGAAATCACAGATACTCTCTATGTCCAGATACATGACACTTCCTACGTGGAGAATGAAGCGTCCTTCGGATTATCAACCAATGCTACAATATACTTGGTTGGAATTGACTCTCTGGAAATCGCTTACTGGTACGCTCTCACGAAACTGGATTCGGCTGTGGTTGATTCTGTTTTTCTTACTGGCTACCTCATTGAGTGGAACGATTCAAAGACTTACGGAACTCTCATGAATAAGACTCTTCATGTTCCTTGGCCTAACAATGCAAGAGATTGGACTTATCCATGGAGTTATGGACATGGAGAATTTTATGCGGATACGCTGTTGGCTATAAGTGATTGGCCCGAAGACCAGCAAGTATCATATTCAATACAATTAGAGTACAAATGAAATTAGGACATGAGTAGTGATAGATGTTTTTGCTGAATATGGAGCCATAGGTGTTATTATTGCACTCTTTGTAGGGCAATTAGTATGGATGCAAAAGACTTTGACAAAAAAAGTAGATGACGTGATGAATATATGCGTTAAGCTGATAGATAGATGGAATAGGTCAGATGAGATTACAGCACGACATAGAGAAGATATTGTCAAAGAAATGAATGACGTGTCAGATGGGATTTCGTTTTTAAAAGGAAGGATTAATGGTAGTGCAAGATGACAAAAGACCCTGTACTTGCGGGTGCGATTGCAGTTGCGGGTGCGATGATAATGTCAGCGATAAGACCAGTGTATCCACACATATTTTGGGGAGTGCTCATAACTCTATTAATTTATGGGTGTCAACTCCTACTAAAACAAAGTGGCTTTTCGTGGAAGAAGAAGAAGTAAAAGATGAACGGACAAGAGCTGACTGATTGGAGAGAAAGCTTAAAAACTGACTTGGCAGAGGTCAAAACTGATGTCAAATGGATTAAGGGCTATATTAGAGGATTGGATGAGCGTCAATCTGAACTTACGAAGCAGGTATCGTGGCTTAAAGGGATGGGTTCGTTTGTTGGTGTTATTCTTGGGAGCATTCTTGCTCTGGTTAGCAGCGTAGTATTTGGAGTAGAGAAATAATGGATGCTGAATCTGTATTAGGATTAATGGAGCAATATGGTCTCCCCGTTATTCTTTTGGGGGCGGCAATATATGCACTGTATCGGTTCATAGTATTCAGCCTTTATGAGGTAAAGAATGAATTTGGCAGGAGACACGAAGATAACGCAAAGGCTATGTCAGAAGTAAAGGTTGCTTTGGGTGAGATTAAATCCGACCTCAGACTGTTGGTTGGGATAATGACGAAGTCATAATGAAGCTACCGCAAGCAAAATGGGAGAAGGAACTGGCAGATTGGAATCAGAATTTAGGTAATATGTTTGGTGGATTTTTGGGCATGTTCTTGGTGTTTGCTATTTGCATGTTTTTTTATGAAGGCTGTAGTTGGAGAAGTGTAAATGGGCCAGATAATATTGTTACCCCAGAAGAAGAAGAAACGGCTCCAGACCCAAGTTTTAACGCCTCAGATTGGATACTATTTAGGGAGTAGAAGGTATGTGGGAATCGGTCTTTATAGCAAGCATGTGGGCGTATTGGTTAAGCGAAGGATGCACGGAGGGGTACACGTTTGCAAATCCAGACAGGAGAAAAGAAAATAAACTTATTTGTGAACATAAAGGCAAGGGCGAGGGGGTACTAGATTATCATGCTTGGCGACTTGGAGAGAATATTGGCACAGTGGGTGCTGTTGCCAGTGCATATATGGCCTCATCGGAGCCACTAAATTTTGCCATGATATTAACGGGGTCGTGGCTTACTGGAACGTGGATATATGAAAGGGCATTGAACTATGTTTTTTCTGACGAACTATTTCCACAAAAAGGCCCGTATCATTTAATGGGGATTACAATTCCCCGCAACCAGCTTGTTGAAGGTGTGCTTACAGCTGGAGTTGGAACAGTATTAATTATGGGAGGTCTATAATGGACTGGGCAATGCAAAATTGGGAATACGTGATGCTTGGTGTCATGGTCGTTGACAAGGTAGTTGCTATGTCGCCAAGTAAGATGGATGATTTAATCTGGGTATCTATGAAGAAAGTTTTGATGGGCATGAGAGTACTGAAGAAAAAATAATGCCGTTCTATAGGGAAATAAAGAAAGTTGTTGAGAGGGAGGGTGGCTATGTAAATGACCCTGATGACCCCGGCGGTGAGACTAAGTACGGTATCTCTAAAAAGGCATATCCGAAAGTTGATATAAAACATCTTACATTGGATGATGCTGTAGAGATATATAAAAATGACTATTGGTTGCCTGCAAAGGTTGAACAACTTCCTGAAGGCTTGCAAGGTCAGTATTTTGATATGGTAGTCAATCAGGGAAAGGTCAAATCTGCCAGAATCTTACAACGTGCCTGCAATGGAAAAAATAAGAATAAAATTGCAGTAGACGGTCAAGTTGGGCCAAAAACAATTAAAGCAACTGCGAAGTTAGAGCCTGAGAGGCTAATGGCTTATAGGCTTATGGAATATGCTAGGTTGGCACTCACTCGACCAGAGTTAGAAAAGTATTATTATGGCTGGGTAAAGCGAGCAATGCATGCCTAAAACTTTTTACTATTTAAAAAACTTTGAAGGGGGTCTGGTTGATGCTTTCAATCCAAGGGATTTAAACAATAATGAACTTAGTGCGGCTCAAAATGTCATACTTGATGAGCGTAAGACTATTAGGACTCTTGGTGGGGATGCGACCCATGATGATATTAATGCAAGTCATGCTGCCAAAATTACTGGCGGGGCTGGGGTATTTGTATTTGGCTCTGACCATTTAAAGGGTGCCGCTGCTAATGATTATGGAGAAAACTGGCTTGCAATATGTGATGCCCCAAATTCTGCAATAGATTTATTTGATTTAAGTAGTGGTGCCTTTACTGTTGATGCGATTGATTTAGGTACTCCACAGAATGTGACCGTTAATAGTAGTTCTAATAATGTTACTATTGCAAATTCTACTAATACATCTACAGCTACCGCAGCTAGTAGTGCAAGTTTTGATGACACCATTAAGCCGGGAGATATAGTCCATATAGCTGGATTTTCTGGTGGTCTCGTGACAAGCAATTTAAATGGTGCATTTGTAAATTCTGTTAGCGATACGGTTATAACATTTAATAAAACATTTCCCGCTGTGGGTACTCAATCATCAGGAAATGTAATTTTTACTGTCCTGACTAAGGCTATATATTATTTTGTTGACGAGGCCTTAAGGGTGTCGGATGCATCTTTCTCTACCGGAACTAAGAATAAGTGGTATGGCTATATTAAAAGAAAGCATTTTCAGGATTTAACTCCCGGTGGCAGTGCAGATTCTTATGATAACTGGTTTTCTAATGATAATGACCTTGCTGCCCCAACCGAGGGTGCCTCCTCTGCTACTTCCAATCTTGTGGGCACTGGGTATCCCGAAGCGGGATATGGATATAATATAAATGTTTCTTCAGCGGATACGGGAACATGGGATGGTTCAGAGTATCAAATAGGTGTTTCCCATATCTATGATGGGAATCAAGAGTCGCTTCTTTATGTTCCGACTGCGAATAATACTATTACGCCGACTGCCAATCAGAATCTTACAATTAATCTATTGGCAACTTCTCCTTTTGATGAGAGAAAAACTGGCGGAAGGATTTATATCAAAAAAACAGGTACAGACTATCCTTGGTCTCTTCTTGTGGATATTGATTTAACACGTGGCGCACGTACCAAGATGGATTCAGATTATAAGGCTTGGGTTATAAATTCTGGAGCACAGGTAAAGGTCTTAGCTCTTGAGCTTGACGGTGAAAACGTGGAGACCTACGAGATTCTTAACGGATACACTCCCGACGAGTTTGCAAATAGTATTGGTGGTTCCGGAGAGGGCTATAAAACCGCAGTAATAGCCAATAGGCGGTGCTTTGTAGCAAACGTGAAGTTGACTAACGCCGAAGACAAGGGAACGACTACAATCCAAATGCGTGATAGAATTATGTATACGCCAGTCGGCAGATTTGATACGTTTCCACGAAGTTTCTTTATTGATGTTGTGCAGGGCGACCCTGAAGAATGGATTCATCTTGAAGGGTTTGGTGATAGGTTGTTAGGTTTCAAGCAAAGAAAGCTTTACATATTAAATGTATCTTCTCCAACGTCCGGGGGATGGTTCCTAGAGGATGTGAAAGACTTTGCTGGTGTGCAACATTCGGCAGCCGTTGTGAAGACAGAGTTTGGTGTGATGTGGGCAAATGCGAATGGATGCTATCTATATGATGGTCGTGGGGTTCGCAATTTAATTCTGAATAAGATTAAAGAAACCAGCTGGGAAAATTTTATTAAGCCGACCAGTATTATGGGATATGTTCCCAAGCAATATTATGCTTATGTTTTAAAAGATTGCTTTGCCGACGATGGTGATGCTTATGTATATGATTTTCGCACAGGTGCTTGGGTTAGTGGCCAGTCTGTGTTTGCTGATGATTATAACAGGTCAAATAATGTAGTTGATTGGAATAATAACATGGTAAGTGTTTACCAATCTAAGAATGATGCTGCCGAGTATTGGGAAAATATTGGTGATAAATTCAATAGCATGACAGACGACTGGGAACAGCTTGATTCAAGTACGCCGCCTGTTAATGTGAAGCAATGGGGTGATGATGCTGTTGGAAAAAATGTTAATACGATTGATATTAAAACTAAGGATATTGACTTTGAGGAGCCTGCATATACCAAAAGACTGTACTCGGTTCTGTGTACATATAAGAGCAGTTCTCCCCAGACCAATCCTATTCTGTATGCCACAGATGGTGGGACTACGTTCACTGCACTTACGGGAGACTTTTCCAGAACGTCAGACTGGAAGACTTTAAGGGCGACTCTTGCAAGGCCTGTGAATTGCCAGAGTGTAAGATTGCAGGTTACAAATTCTACAAATGTTGGAACGCTTGAGGTTAATGATATTAGTCTTGAGTTTAGACCAGTAAAGAAAAGGATTGCTACTTCGTAATGTCGATGACCAGAGAAGAAAGGCGTATGCGACATCTAAAGCAGGACGCTGTACGCTTTACAGATAAGGCACCGTCTATGGGTGAAATGACTGAGGGCGAGATAAGATTTTCTCTCTCGATGGGGAATAATTTAACAATGTATGTCAGAAAGGGAAATAAATTATGGTTCTCAGAGCTGACGCAAGTATCTGAGGGAACTGATTTAAGATGGGGGAGTTTTTGAGATGGCGAATTATAATATACAGGCCTTGCTAAGAGACCTAGGACAGCAGCAGTCCTCTTTGTTTGAAATGGCAGGTGCTTCTGCTGGCATGCACGGAATAAGAGATGAGAGTGCACTGCAGAAATGGAGGCGAAGCGTCGGCGAGCAACAACTTTCCGAATCTGATAGGCGACAGGGTAGGGGAGCCAAGCAACAAAAAAGCGGGCTTAGAGGTGCCGCAGCGGGGTATGGTCTAGGTGAAGTGATTAAGTTTGGTGTAAAAAAGTTGTTTCCACAGTTAGAGGTTGCTGATGTGCTTTGGAAAGCCTTTAAGGCTTATACGACCTATAAGGGCTACCAACGAGGTGCTAAAGATGTTCCCTATAATTATAGAGGCATCTCTAAAGAGGGGCCACGAACTACATTTGGCAAGCCAGCATTTAAAGATATTGCAAGCGACATTGAAAGAATTAATATTCAAGGCGGTACAATGGAGGCTTTACATTCGGCCGCCGGAGAAGAGATGGCACAAAAACTTGGAATGATGTTAATGCCTTGGGGTGATATTGGGGAAGTGGCTACATCCGTGCTGCCCGGAGGTCAAACATTTACCAATGTTTATGACATGCTACAAGAAGGAAGGCAGGTTTATAATCCGTACGACCCGAATGCAGCATCGGGATGGGATAAATATTTTGATACATTTATTAGACAAAGGCCCGGATAAATGGCAACTTATACACAAGAACAAATAGACGCAGCAGACTTAGCAGGCATTGACCTTACCAACCTAGGCATTGGTGGGTATGAAGGTATGGACTATACCGGGATACCTGAAGATGTTAGTGGTCTTGTTTCAGGTACGGGCCTTGAAAAGTATGAAGATATA